CGGCCTCATCATGTGAAGTCGATTAAAAATCTACTCCAAAAACGACGGCCACTACTTGAGTTCAATGTCTTGACTCGAGGTTGGGAGAGTAAGGAAGTACTCAATGTATACATTCAAAGGCTTAAATGAGTGATAGAAATACTTTTGATCCGGAACCTCTGGATGATGATATCACTGTAGGTGAATACTTCTCTCAGGTTAAGCTAGTTCGGACCATGGATGATGCTCAATTCGTGGTTTGGGTCGAAGGTTATTTGTCGAAGCTTCCGGTCAAAAGCATGGCATTCATTGCGCAGAATGAGTTGTTAAAAAGGTTTAGGAGAAAAATATGATAGTTATACAGGGTGTTGAGCTTTCGGATGAAGAGCTCTCCCAGATTTATACACCACATGGTGAGTTTAATGGTCTCTTTATACCAGATTGGTTGTATCAGATGTCGGGTTTATCGTTAATGGCAAAGATTATTTTTGGGCGGTTGGCAAGGTATGCTGGAAGGGATGGGGTTTGTTTTCCCAAAAGGGCATCGATCGCTGATGAAATGGATATTTCAGAGCGTCAAGTGTCCAGGTGTATTACAGAATTATGCGATAGAGGGTTATTGTTGAGGAAAGTTCGGGGTAAGGGTCGGTCGAATGTATATTTCTTTAAAAGATCAGGTGAAGTGGGGTCGATTGACTTCTCGCTTATCAAAAAAATGGCTCAGAATAATGATGAAAATGAGCCTGAAAAAGAATCCGAAATCGAACCAAAACCCGGCCAAATTAAGGGTGACAAAAATGTCCCGGATAAATCAAAGGGTGACAAAAATGTCCCGGATAAATCAAAGGGTGACAAAAATGTCTCGCATAGGGTGACAAAAATGTCCCGGACATATAGGAATAAAGAGAGTCACTTAAAGAGAGTCACTATAGAGAATGATCAATTCGAAGATGACAGTCCGAATATGGTTGGGCTGTATGGTAAATCGCAATACAGATTCTATGTCTCGATACCTACTGATTTGGAGTACGTGGAGTTCAAGAAAGCATACCAGGAATATCTGGATTATATGAAAGATCAGTTTACAGTTTTCAAATCTGTGATGGCAATCGAAAAAGACTTCCTGCAGCTGGCAACCCTAAAGAGACAGGGATCTGACCCAATCGAAGTTTTGAATCAAACTATTCGCTCATGTGGAAGAAACTTCTATCCAGTTAGGAAATTTGACGAACCAGTGAAAGAAGTTCGTGGTAGTGGACCAAATTGGGGGTTAATGTGATGCATGCTCTGAAAAGTGAACCAGTATTGAGAATTCCTCCAGCCGCGGTTGAATTGGAACAAGCGGTTTTAGGATCTATGATCATGAGCCGGGAGACGTACTATGATTTCTTTTTCCGGTTGACTGCAGATCATTTCTACACTCCAGCTCATCGAATCGTCTTCGAAGCTATCAAAAAGATCCATGAGACTGGAGAGTTTCCGGACATGATGTCGGTCGAAGCAATTCTGAAGGATGCTGGAAACATGGACAAAGTTGGTGGAATAGCAGGATTGTTGGATTTGACTGGAGCTGCAACTTCAAATACCGAATATCACATCGAGATTCTGCATGATCGAATGATTCGTAGAAATGCAATTCACCAATGCACAGAAATCATCAGTTCCGCTTACGAATCAGATGCATACGTTGTCCTGGATAAACTAAGTGCTGCTTCAATTGGTATTGGAGCAGATTCGGTTAAACCGGCATCACTAACACCTTCGCAGATCATCGAACGTGAAAAGAATTCTCCTGTTGCAGAGAGGCTTTACACCGGAGTTCGAAAGCTTGATGAGGTGCTTTATGAGAGCTGTGGATTGGTTCGCGGTCAAGTTGAGCTGACAATTGCTGACTCTGGTCATGGAAAGACTCAATATGCCATGTGGAAAGCTTCCAGATTGATGAAGCGTGGTTATAAGGTACACTGGATCCAACTCGAGGATTATGATACTTCTACAGCTGAGTACTTTGCTAGAGTCTGTGGTGACAGCATGGATAATGTTCGAATCTGTCATAGTCTTCGTGACATCGAGGACATCAAGCGTGAATGCCGTCGAGTGAAGAAAGAGTTCAAGACTGACTACATCGTCTTCGATTATGTTCAGAACATCGATGCGAACAAGAAAGAGAGATCTGGTAATGTAGAGTACATCTCACAACAGATCACTAGGCTGGCTCAAGATCTCAACGTGGTCTGTCATCCACTTAGCCAGGTTACTATTGATTATGGTAAACGTCATGGCTGGAGACAAGAGCCGAACTATGGTGATGTTCGTTGGTCCCAACAGCTGAAGCAAGATGCTCACATCATCACTAGTGTGTTCCGGCCCAAGATGGTTGATGGTCTTATAGAAAGTGACAATGTCCTGGACTGGGAAGGCAGACATCAGCCACTCGATAGTGTTTATGTACGACAGTGTAAAGTGAGGAAAGGTAAACAAGAGATCAAGAGACTCCAGTTGATCCATTTGGATCATGGTCTTGAGATTCTCACAAAACAGGAGGAACCACATGTCAGCTGGTGAAAGAATGTTTAGTGACAGAGTATCCATTGCATTGAGAGCGAAGTGGTTAGCAACTGGAAATACATCTGAAGTCCTGGAGACGGTTCAAATGTACAAACTTAAATATCCGAATAGGATTGAGCTTGTTGATCGAGAGTTTTTCAGGTTCAAGAAAAGAATCGAACAAGAGAAAACATTGACAAGTAGTGTCAATCGTGTTTGCCTTGTTGGATGTGAAAGTGCAGATTTATTAACTCAAAAATTAGTCGAGGTGGCATGAGTCAGAAGCAAATCAAGAAGTACAAAAGAACAATTGATAAGGCTACGAATCGTAATCGAACTGCCATCGCTGTGCAGTTTCTTGAATGGGTTCGAGAGCAACCGTTGTCCTACAGAATTCGTTTTTGCTGGGACATCATAAAAGGGTCTAGAAAGGACTAAGATGGAAAAGTCGGAAGTTTATAGAAGGCACGAGCCTATCGCGAAGTACACTGAGTCCATCGAAAGAACCGAGCGTAAGAAGTTCTATCAAGGAAAGTACTGGAGAGCGTTGAGAGCTCGAGAGCTGAAGAAAGCACAGGCGAATGATCTGGCTGCAGTAACTAAGATCTACAATCAGAACAAAGAGATCCCATTCACAGATCTTCAGGTATACTCATCTCAAAGTCCATTTCGACCATACTGCCGAGAGTGTATCAAAGGGAATAGAATACAACCAGCATTTGTGTTGGATCACATCAAAGCAATCGAAGATGGTGGAGCTGCCTTGGATCCGAGTAATCTCCAGTGGTTGTGTAACCATCATCACCAATCTAAATCAGCTATGGAGAGGTTTAATCGTGAAGGTAAATGATAAGCATAGGCAAGTAGGAATCAAGGTTGCTATGAACCTCACTGGCATACTTGCATACATCTTTGAAGTGTTCTGTATCGCTGGACTGATTTGGTCTGCAGTTGAAATCATATTGCTTGATGATCTATTGGATCAGTTTCAAGTGGCAGCGAGAATGTTCATGCTTCTCGCTTTTGTGATCATTAGTAGCTACTACACCAGTCGAAACTATGATCCTAAGTTTGCTTCTGCCAAAGAATCAAAAAAGGGGGGCGGGGTTTAAACTTTCTGGAGGCGGTTTCTTGTAACCGTATTCCTAGGTAGTTTTTTTCACTGTCAAAATTAGGGAAAAATAAGTAGGAACAGTTGTTTATGAGTAGAGGAAGACCAAAAAAGCCAACACATCAGAAAATTCTGGAAGGTACTTATAGAAAGGACCGAGAGCCCACTAATCCCCTGCCTCTTGAGTCGCTGGAATCATTACCTAAAGCTCCTGGATACTTGACCAAGACTGGACAAAAGGTGTGGAGAGTAGTGGTTGACCGGCTCTTCAAACTCGGAGTTCTTTACGATCTGCACCTGGAACTGCTTGCAATGTATTGCGGTGAAGTTGCCATGTATCAGGACATGAGTGTGATCATCAAAGAAAAGCAGGAGAAGGGACAGCGACTCTATTCCCAGGCAATGGGTAAGGATGCTAAGAAGGTTATTGAACTTCGAATGCGTGACGATGCTCTGAAAAATGCTTTGACGCTGGGGGCTAAGTTTGGATTTACACTTTCAGACATCAAAGGCATTGAGCTACCGGATGATGCTGTATCACCCGGATCAGACCCATACAATGGAGAAAGACCAAAACCATTCTTACTAGGAAATGCAGGATATTAAGACCGGTATTGAAAAATTTGATCAGTATGTTGAGGGCGTTTCATCAGGGCGTATAGTGGTATGTCGTTTTGTCAAGTTGGCAATAACGCGACACATCCGGGATTTGAACCGTTTCGATGATGATACCTTCGAATACTATTTCAATCCGGACGCTGCACTTCATGCTCTAAACTATTTCAACAACCTCAGACATTGGAAGGGAAAATGGGCTGGACAGATTGTTGTGCTCGAGCCCTGGCAAGTTTTTATTGTTGGGTCGCTTTTTGGTTGGCTCCGAAAGGATAATAATCTAAGGCGATTTCGAGAGGCTTATAATGAGGTTGGTAGAAAGAATGGAAAGACTACTATGTTGGCTGGTATTGGGTTGTACATGATGGATTTTGATAATGAACCTGGTGCCGAGATTTATTCAGCTGCAACATCGAGAAGCCAGTCGATGATAGTTTTTAACGATGCATACCAGATGGTTTCACAGAGTGATAAGCTTCGCAGGGAGCTGACACTTCGCAAATCAACTATCGTCTCCAATCGGATGAAATCCAAGTTTATGCCGTTGTCTAAAGAGTCAAAGCGTATGGATGGGTTTAACACTCATTGTGGTATTTTTGACGAGCTTCACGCATGGCCATCAAGGGATTTGTACGATGTGATTGATACCAGTACTGGATCTAGACAGCAACCATTGCTTATATCCATTACTACTGCCGGAGATAACCGCGAAGGTATCTGCTATGAAACTAGGGACTACCTTATCAAAGTGCTTGAAGGTATCATTGAAGATGAACGATTCTTCGGTATAATCTTTACAATTGATAAGGGTGACGAAGATCGATGGGACCAGCCGGATGTTTGGCGTAAAGCGAATCCGAATTTTGGGATATCACTTTTTGAGGAAGACCTTCTTGCACTTGTAAATAAAGCTCGAGAGTCTGAGGCCAAGAAGAATGATTTTAAGACCAAACGTCTGAATATTTGGATATCGAGCTATAGCTCATGGATGAATATGGATTCATGGTATAAAAACGAGAATGATCAGTTGGATATTGAAAAGTTCAAGGGGAAGCCTTGCTACATCACCCTGGACTTAAGTTCCAAGCTAGATTTGGCCAGCTATGCATTGTTGTTCAGAGATAGTAAGAAACTCGTGGCATTCACACGAAATTATCTTCCGGAGTTGACAATTGAGAGGAACCTCATTGGAAAGAAGTCTGTGTACAAAGCCTGGCAGACAGCAGGGTGGATTCGTACTTGTGCTGGGGAAGTGATCGACTATGATCAGATACTAGAGGACATCACAACTGATATTTCAACCTACGATGTGCAAGCAGTTGGCTTTGACCCATTCCAGGCAATTACTTTGGTACAGGGTCTCCAGAAGAGAAAAGTCAAGACTATTGAGTTTGGTCAGACGGTTAAAAACTTAAGTGAACCATCGAAAGAGCTAGAAGCTCTAGTGGTATCCAGTGGTATTGAATTTCAGAAAGATCCAGTCCTCCGATGGGCTGTGAGTAATGTTGTTGTCAAGTATGATAGGAAAGACAACATTTTCCCAACCAAGGATGGGAAGGACAACAAAATAGATCCGGCAATAGCTCTGATTATGGGCATTGGCCTGCATTTAATAAAACCAATCAAACCTACATTAAAAAGAAGAGCGAGGGTGTATGTCGCATAAAGCAACGGAAAGTAAATTGAACCTATTTAAGATCACTGATTTTGATAAACGATTCCTGGAGTTGACCGGCAAAAGTGCGACCTATGAAGAAGCGTATGAAAAATTGGAGTCTGAGTTCTCAGAGCAATTTGGAAGCAGGCGATATAAGAATTATGAGAGTTTTAGAAAGTCTAGAGTAAGGCGAATTCGACAAAATTTAAAAGAAATTGCTTAACTTATCCAAGTATAAACTAATAATTTTCAATTAGAGATATTATGATTGAAATCGTTGCATCAGATCTGGTTATTGGGTCAGCTAAGGTATTTGATGATAGTCAAAAATATAAATGGACTGCTGATATTAAGATGATAGGTGTGAGTCCAGATGATGGTTTCATCATTGGTAAGCAAGTTAGATTTACGGGAAATTTCATAATAAATGAAGTCCCTATTTTTGGTAGTGGAAAAGGTGTTATATCAGCTGTTGTGCACGAAAAAGATGCTGCAAATATTATCTACTTAATAATAAAGGGTAACCATTTTGAGCATTTTAGAGTTGAGTAATACTGATATTTCTCTTGTCGGATCAATTAAATTGAAACAAAATTATCAGGGTACTTTTAGAGCATTAAAGAAAATTGTTCTAGATAATGAAAATAAATTTATCTATGCTGGACCTGCTGTGATTGACAGGAAAACAACGATGGTTATAATGACAGCGGCATTGGTTATTTCTCAAAAACTGCCAATCATTTTAAACAAAGGTGAATTAGTTGAATTTGAGATTAAGACTTGGAGAAAGTGGACATATAGTTCAATCTAACTGGAACAATGTTCCATTTCTTTTCTAATAAGTAGAAGTGGAACATTGTTCCATTGATAGGCTTATAGGTTCATGGGTAGTTTGCACCCATGACAAGCCTAACGCAAATATTCAGCATTGATAATCCGCCTCAGGAATTCCTGAAGGTGCTGCAGGGTCCCTACTCAAATGACTCCGGAATCAATGTTAGTACTGACAATGCTCTGAATCTGAGTGCTGTCGGGCGTGCTGTTAGAGCTATTGCAAATCCTATTGCCCTGGTATCGAAGCATATCTATCGCAAAACTGATGGAAAGCGAGAGAGGCAGTCCAATCATCCAGCTCAAAGACTCATCTCCAGAAAGCCGAATGTCTATACTAAGGCTTTTGATTTCTTCAATAATGCACAGTTATCTGTGTTGCTCTGGGGGAATTTCTATGCGTTAATCAAGAGGGACTTGGATTTCAATCCAGTGTCACTCGTTCGATTTCCAGATGGAGTGATAAAACCAGTTCTGATAGATGGTGATCTAGTTTATGTTAATCGTCGCAATGGTAAAACTTACTCTCCAGATGAAATTTTCCATATCAAGGATTGGAGTAAAGACGGAATTGAAGGCATGTCTCGGGTTTCTCAGTATCGTCAAGGAATTGGCCTTGGTTTAGTTTCAGAGAAATTCCAGTCTTCATTCTTCGGCAAGGGAGCTCATCAGGGTGGAGTTGTTTATGTAGATGAGGAAGCCGGAATAAATTTTGGTGAAACTCCGGAGGAAGAAGAAGCTGAAATGAATAAGATCCGCAAGATGATTACGGATCCATACACTGGAGCTGACAACTTCCACAAAGTTATGTTGCTTCCTCCAGGCATGAAGTTTGAGCGATTGACGATGCCACTGAAGGATGCTGAATTTCTGTTATCCAGAAAATTCCAGGTTATTGAAGTTGCTCGGATGTTTGATACTTCACTCTCGAAATTGTTTGAGCTGGAGCGTGCTACTAACTCTAACAACATCGAACACCAGGGAATTGAGTT